TACATTAAGAGATGGAAATGCAGTAGATCAATTTCAAGTTGACGTACCAGCAGGTGATGTTTTCTCTTATAACTTAGCAGAAGATGGAATTGTATTTGAAGGTGGAATGTCAGTTCAAGCAATCTCTAACGCTACTGTAACTGTTATTATAGATAAGTAGGAGGCTAAATGGCTAACACAACCTCTGGCACAAATGTTTTTGAACAAGGATTTTCTATTGACGAAATTATAGAAGAGTCTTTTGAAAGAATGGGAATCCAGAATGTAACTGGATATCAATTAAAAGCTTCAAGAAGAACATTAAATATAATGTTTCAAGAATGGGCTAATCGTGGTTTGCATTATTGGGAAGTAGAAAACAGTTCTATTACTTTAGCAAACGGACAAAACGAATATACATTATTTAGATCATCACAAGAAGGTAGTTCAAACGGTGTAACTACAACTTTAACAGGAGCAATTGCAAACAATGTAACAACTATACCTGTTGCTGCTGTAGCCAATATGCCTAATTCAGGTAAAATAAAAATTAATAACGAAGTTATTTCTTACACAGGAATTAGTAGTTTAAACTTAACAGGTGCTACAAGAGCAGTAGATGGAACAACTGCAGCGGCCCATGCAAGTGGAGATGCTGTTACAAATTTTGCAACAGGTGCTGATGATATTTTAGAAGCTAGTTTTAGAAATGCTAGTAATGTTGATGTACCATTAACTAAAGTTGCAAGATCAGCTTATCAAGCATTATCAAATAAATTATCTACAGGTCAACCATCACAATATTTTGTTCAAAGATTTATAGATAAAGTTACTATAACTTTATATCTAACACCAGGATCTAGTGAGAATGGAAAATTTTTAAATTTTTATTTTGTAAAAAGAATTCAAGATGCAGGTGCTTTTACTAATTCAACAGATGTACCCTATAGATTTGTACCGTGTATGGTATCAGGTTTAACTTTTTATTTATCACAAAAATATGCACCACAAAGAACTGAACAGTTTAAAATGTTGTATGAAGATGAATTACAGAGAGCATTAGCAGAAGATGGATCTTCTTCTAGTACATTTATTACACCTAAGTCATATTTTACGGAGATTAGTTAATGGCTGTTGGTAAACACGCAAAATTTATTTCTGACAGATCTGGATTAGAATTTCCATATACTGAAATGATGATAGAGTGGAATGGATCAAGAGTACATACTTCAGAGTATGAGTCTAAGCATCCACAACTTGAACCTAAAAGATTTATGGCAGAACCACAGGGTCTAAGAAACTCAAGACCTGCAAGAATAGAACCAGCTGTTGCAAGATTACTGGGACCTAATCCTTTTGCAATAACTAGTGGATCTACAACAATAACTGTTACAGATTTAAACCATGGTAGATCTAGTAATGACACAGTAAGATTTAGAAATGTAGAGGGTTCTCCTGGTGGAGTAGCTTCTACTGCATATACTGCTAGCGTTGGTTTTTCAATAACAGTTACAACTACAGACAAGTATACATTTACATTAGGATCAACTCCTAATATAACAGAAGAAAGTGGAGGAATGACAGTTACAGCAGGACCTGTAACTTTAGAATCATAATGGCATATACTTTAGCAAACATAACAGACGATATTAGAAATTACACAGAAGTTGATAGTGGTGTATTAACAACTGGAGTTGTTAATACATTTGTTAAAAATGCAGAAAATAGAATTTATAGAGAAGTAGACTCAGATGATAACAGACATTACGCTACATCTAACTTAGCTGTTGGAAATAGATACGTAACGATTCCATCTGATTTAAGAAGTATTAGATATGTGCAATTAAAAAACACAACAGTAACTCCAAATACTCAAACATTTTTAGAAAAAAAAGATACATCCTATATGGCAACTTTTTATGATACACCTAGCACAGCAAATGGCCTTCCAAAATACTACGCTAATTGGGATGCTAATTTTTGGGTAGTTGCACCTACACCTGATGCTACGTATGAAATAACTTTAGCTTATATGAAACAACCAGTAAGCCTAACAGATGCTACAAAAAGCGGTTCTGGAACTTACATGTCAAATAAATATCAAGACTTGCTTTTATATGCTGCTCTTGTAGAAGCATATGGATACTTGAAAGGTCCAATAGATATGTTACAATACTACGAAGCGAGTTATAAGAGATCTTTAGCATCGTACTCGATCGAACAAGAAGGTCGAAGACGCAGAGACGAATACCAAGATGGTGTTATTCGTAATAGTATAAAATCACCATCACCATAATAAGGAGATAAAAAATGGCAAACATAGTACCTGATGCGTTTAAAACAAACCTTTTAAAAGGTGTTTTTAATTTTGATACTTCTGGTAACGGAGGTAACACGTTCAAGTGTGCTTTATATACTAGCATAGCCGGATACAGTACAGGTTCAACTGTATACCAAACAGGAAATGAAGTTAGTTCTTCAGGAACTAATTATACAACAGCTGGAAACAATCTAACAAATAACGGTGTAGCAATAGCTTCAAACATTGCTTACATTGATTTTGCAGATTTAACTTTTTCATCTGTTACATTAACTGCTGCAGGCGCTGCAATATATAAATCAACTGGTGGCGGTAATCAGCTTGTACTGGTTTTAGATTTTGGTGGAAATAAGACGGCAACTAATGGTGACTTTGTAATACAATTCCCTACGCCTGATACATCAAATGCTATTATCAGATTAGGCAACGCGTAATAGTAAGGATTAAATAAATGGCTTTTGTATTAAATGACAGAGTTAAACAGACTAGTACATCTACTGGTACGGGAACAATAAACTTATCAGCTTCTGCTGAAACAGGTTTTGAAACTTTCGTTGCTGGTATAGGTAATACAAATAGTACGTTCTATTGTATTTCACATGACGGAACAGCTGATTTTGAAGTTGGTATTGGAACAGTAACTGATGCAGGTACTGATACACTTTCCAGAACCACAATTATCTCCTCTTCAAACTCAGACAACCTTGTGAATTTTCAAGCAGGAACTAAAACTGTATTTTGTACTTATCCTGCAAAACGAGCTCCGTCCGCAAGTATGACAGCCACAACTTATGTAACAACACATGCTTCAACATTATCTGATACACAAACAATAGATTCAGGAGTGTTAGCGGGACCTGTTACAATTACAGGAACACAAACAGTAACAGGAACATTGGTAGTAATATAATGAGTCAATTAGAAGTAGATAAAGTAATACCACAATCAGGAACATCTTTACAACTCGGTGATTCAGGTGATACTATTTCAGTACCTGCGGGTGCAACTTTTAATGCGTCAGCTGGTACGTTTACATTACCAGATGGTTCAGTAGTTGAAGCAAAAATTGCTAGTAATGCTGTAACAACAGCAAAAATAAATAACAGTGCAGTTACAAACGACAAACTTGCTGGATCAATTGCTAATTCTAAATTAACAAATTCAGCTATTACTATAAATGGTTCATCAGTTTCTTTAGGTGGATCTACTACAATTTTAACAGGAACTTCTTGGCAATCAGCTATAAAAACTTCAACATTCACAGCTGCTGCAGGAGAGGGTTATTTTATAAATACATCGGGTGGTGCTTTTGAAGTTGATCTACCTGGATCTCCAAGTGTTGGAGACGTAATAGAATTTGTCGATTTTTCAAGATCGTTTGGAACTAATGCATTAACATTAGATCAAGGGTCTCTTAAATTTCAAGGAAACACATCACCAAAACCAGTTTACAGTACAAATGGTCAAAATATTAGAATAGTTTATTCAGGTACGACACAAGGTTGGATTCCAACTTCTGATGATGATGTAGCATTAGGAACTCCACAAACTAAAACAGTTAATTTTTTAGTTATAGCTGGTGGAGGAGCTGGTGGTCGTGCAAAACCTGGAGGAGGTGGTGCTGGAGGTTATAGAGCATCTTTTAATTCTGAAACATCTGGTGGTGGAGGTTCTTCTGAAACTGCTTTAGCTTTAACTCCAGGTGTACAATACACAGTCACAGTTGGTGGCGGAGCTTCTGCTGCATCTGGTGCAGGAGCTGGAGCTGATGGAGTTGCATCTTCTATTTCTGGAACAGGTATAACAACAATTACATCTGCTGGAGGAGGTGGAGGTGGCGGTGACGCTTCTGGTCAAAATGGTGGAAGAGATGGCGGCTCTGGTGGAGGACAATCAGGCGGTGGAGCATCTGGACAACCAGAAGGTTCAGGTACATCTAATCAAGGTTTTGATGGAGGAACAGGTTTTGCTGCTTCGGCTGCTGCTGGAGGTGGCGGCGGTGGTGCTGGTGCTGCTGGTGAAGATATTACAGGAAATCAACAACGAGGTGGTGATGGTGGTGCAGGTGTAGCATCAACAATCACAGGTTCATCAGTCACAAGAGCTGGTGGTGGTGGTGGAACTAATGAAAGTGGTTCTTATGGTGGTGGAGCTGGTGGAGCTGGAGGTGGTGGCTCTGGTGATGTAGCTGGAAATGGTGGTAATGGAACTACGAACACAGGAAGTGGTGGAGGTGGTTCACAGAATTCAAGTGGTGGAGCAGGAGGAAGTGGAGTTGTTATTTTAAGATTAGCAACAACAGATTATTCAGGCACAACAACAGGAAGTCCGACAGTAGACCAATCAACTGTTTCTGGACAAACAATATTAATATATAATGGATCAGGGAGTTATACAGCGTAATGGCACATTTTGCAAAATTAGGAGTAGGTAATATTGTTGAAACAGTTGAATCAGTATCAA